TTAGTAATTAAGATATCAATCATAGCATGTCCAGTCGCTCCAGAATCATAATAATCTAGAAGAAGTCCTCTAATAAACTCAAAGCCAATATCAGCCAATTCAGGTATTCCTATAAATCGATAAAATTTCAAATTTGGTCCTGCAGATCTATAAACTATCACATTCGTTCCAAGAGCATTCTTATAAGTTAAAGTTCCACCAGACGCTCTCCAATTATTCATTAAATCACTATTTACACGTCGGGGATATGTATACATAATGGGGGGTTTCGTAATTAAAGGCACATTCATCGCAACAATATCAGAATAATTTATATCGCCAATTATAGTGGAAGTACCACCATTTGGGGGAATTCCAGATCCATCGCCATTTCCGGCTTGTCTATCATAATTTGTAGCATAATAAGTATTATAAACTAAATTAAAATCAGGGGAAGAATCGTCCAATTGCATCATATGAAAATTTAAATCACCTTGCCAAAAGAGATAACATTTAGAAAAGTGGAAAAGAAAAGAATTAGAATTTGTCTGGCAGGTTAAAGCCAAATTATACTTCTTATTAGTCTTAGCAATTTGCACATCTTTAAAAGGTCGTCGTAAAAGAGAAGAAATAGTTGTAATTTCATCAGGACGGGTCAATTTATTATTAACAGTCACACTATTTTTAGATCCTAAAATAAATCCTAAATCAGTATCATTATTTTGTAAAGAAGAAGTTTCAGCATACACTCCAGATTGAGTAACAGCTATATCAGGAGATAGGACAGCATACAAAGTGGTATCTAGCCAATTAATCGCATCCTCTCGGGTTGAAAAAGTTCCCATCGTAGACATATAATCAGTGAACGCAGGTCCACCCAAATATTCTGTAGTAAAAACATTAGTAGGGACAGCAAAAGATAATTGAGGTTCAATAGGGTTAGCAAGTTGAAAATCAGGGCCAGCACACATTTCCATATATAAAATTATAGAGGAAGTAGAAGAAGCAGGCATCATTAAACTATTATGCACTTTAATTGTAACAGTACCAGTATTATATAAATAACTATTAACATTAGGGTCTCCAACAGTCTTCCATTCCATATCATCCATATAGGGTATTGTAAACATAAATTCAGTCGTCTCAGAAATATCCACAACCAAAACATATTTTTCCATATCAGCTTCCGTGGTAGCAGAAATAACTTGACCACGGGGGGTATAAGTAACTATCAATTTTCCTTGGGCGAAACGGGGTTTTGAAATACGAACTTTATAAGTAAGGGATCCACGCCAATATTGGGCACACAGTGAAGCATATTTAATAGGGGGGCATCCTCCCAAAGCACCTACGGGGGTATTTCTCCAAAACATCAATTGAGTATTAGGTGTTTGTGCAGTAGTCCAGGCAATATTGTTAAAATAACCAAATCGTTTACAAAAATTTAAAATCGAATCATCATGTTCTTCACCAGATAATTTAGATGCATCACCGGTTCCAGGGGTAGAGTTTCCAAGTTTCGGTAAGGGCAGAAATTCACCATCTATAAGAAAAGGATTAAAAGAAGAAAGCTTAACACGATCAGTAACAGGGGTTAAAGAATTAGAAGCTTGGGTTTCAGGCATATCATCAAAATCATCCAAGGTCAAAGGACCAATCACACTCTCATTATTATAAAATTGAACATTCGCAACTTCAGGCAAAGCTACAGCATTATTACTAGGTACACGTACAGAAACATCATCTAAAATTAAAGTAAAAACTAAA